CGGGAACATTTTAATGGTTTGACCAAGTCAATGATTTCTCCTGGTGGTTGATGTGCAAATGCTGTGTTGGTTAACAGGAGTGCTAAGGCTAGTATTGTTTTTCGCATGTTTTGTTTACCTCTAAGTTGTGCATCACATAATCGTGTGCTTTGTCCCAAACGTCTGGTTCTCCCCAGAAAAGAAAGAAACAGAGGAAGATAAACATCCATTCGAAAAAAGCGTTCATTGTGTTAATACCTTTTTAAATTCCTCTGGTAGTCGGACATTGGAAAGTCCGGAAGCGCTGGAAAACATCGGTGCTATCTGAGAAGGATTATAACCAGCAAGACCACAACCAATCGCTGTCACATTAAACAGTAAGTCTGGTGTAAGTCTAGCAAAATCTATAAACTGGTCCACATATAGCTGGATGGTTTCTAACGGTAATGTTTTGATGTTCTGGTCTTTGGTAGGAATACCATAAGAGTCTCCTTGTAGACCAACACCAATACCATAAATCGCTTTATGGTTTTCTACTGCAAACTTGGCTGCGCCAGCACCGTGACGGCCAGCCAGGTTCGAACCAAAGACAAAAATCTCTCTCATTGGTTTCTCTGGTCGACCATGACGGCCAACACAAAGGTCGCACTCTGGATCATCACAGATATCCTCTAACCACTCATTGGTCTGCTCATCATAATAAGCGTCATACTGTTCTGAATATCTCTGGTTCATAATATTTCATTAACCTTACATAATACGCAAAAACTTTAGGTTGATGTTCAAAGTTGGGTAAGTCATCACCATACTTTTCGACCAATCGATTATAAATGGCCAAAGCCTGTTCATCGGTCATTCTGCAAAATACCTGTTCACAAGAACTTCCAAAATCTGCATGACTTCTTCTTCATTCATACCACTATCTTGGTCTAATCGGTCTTCCAGCGGAATCACATCCCAATACCAGTTGCCATCAACCTCACTTTTGGAATGCCAAGCATATAAACAAACTTCTTCTTTTGGTCGGTGAATCACCATGTTACCAAAAGTGAAAGATGCCACTTCATGTTCTGGAAAGACAAAACCTTTTCTTCCTGAATTCTTATGAATATAGATTGCATACGATTCATTATCGGTGTTACCATGTTCAATATACTGATACTCACCGTTCTCATCTTCGGTCTCTAGGTCTCCAAAACCATCAAATGCGATTTTGATTTCTGAAATAGGTGAAATGTCCTCACCATAATCTAGTTCATCATCCCATTGTCGATTCTCAAGTAGTTTGACAACCAGTTCTTCAAATTTATTAAAATCGTATTCCATCTTATGCCTCTTTGTAGATGTTTGACCAAATCTTTAATTTCTCTTTTTTGGCTTTTCGAGCCTCGTTAATCTTGTCATCGGAAACAATGCATCTTTCAACCATGATATCAATCATTGCTAAAAGGTCACCAACTTCTTCCTCCAAGCTTTGCATATTGCTTTTGTTTGTAACGGGGTGAACAGAATCAAAACCAAAACGAAAAATCTTGGAGATTGCCTGCGTTACCTCAGCACATTCTTCCTGTGTAATACAGAAAATCTCCTTACTTACCTTATCCATTATTGATGACCTCATTCAACAAAATTTGAGTGCCATCACCACCTTGAACAAAAGATTCTGCCAAGTTTTCGGCTTCTTCTTCGTGGTGGCATGAAGTTCTCTGAATGACTTTATCACCAACATATAAGGTAACTTCCCAAACATCAAACTTTGGATCCAAACTTCTTCTCAATCTGGTCACACTGGCTTTTCTGCCAGTTCCATAGTATTCTGAATAAATCTCCGACATAATAACTCCTTATGCAATTAATCCAATAAAACGATTCAAGATAACTCGACTGTTGTGTTTACCACTATTGTATTTGGTAAATGCGGATGCAATACCTCTAAAGGTTGCATTTTCTTTAACCTCAAAAGACGAATCATCATCGGTATCTAGGCTATTTGACCGCAAGATATAATACTCATCATATCCTGTGTTCTCCAAGATGGTGAATTGATTTTTTCGGAAATTTTCTTTCATTTCTTCGTGGTTAAATTGTTTTGGAAACCATTGATAGACCTTACGGTTGAAATCTCTACCATTAATCACATAGAAACCAACAACGTTTGATTTGGTTCTAGCTTTTAACAAACGAATCAAAGCATTTGTTTGTGAGTCACGTTCACGCAAATCAATTCTTTCTTCATGTTTGGTGACGGTATCACGGATAACTAAACGGTCACACTTGATGTGTGTTGTGTAATCGCTGTAGTAAGAACCATAATGAGACCCCGACATATTCAATGGATCGTAGTAACGATTCAATGTATGTCCTTCACCATCGGTCAGGAAAATTGTGTTTACAATTTGTAACTTGTTTTGTTTCTGAAATTCTGGAACAATTGACATGGCGTGAATGATGGCTTCATTCAAGGGTGTGCCTTGCATATGCATCCAATAAGGCAAATACAATCTAGTTGTTGAACCCAAACCAGACATGTGAACCAGTGCTGAACACGCATATGTGAATTCTGAACTGTTCATACGTGATGACAACAAGTTCATTGCAGCATAAGGCTTTGTGTATAGGTCATTTCCTTTTGGTGCAGCTCGTGCCACAGACATTTTGGTGTCAGTATCTTCAACAAAAGCATACACTTCATAAGGAATGTTTTGTTTCTTACAAAACAATACCAAGTTGATTAATTGTTTTACTGTATTACCAATATGGTCACACATTGAACCTGACCAGTCCAAAAACATAACCAATCCATGTGACTTGCCACCAGGAACAACCGAAACCTTTTTGAAAATATCTTCAATGAATTTATATGAATAAATTTTAGACATATTCAAATCACCAGTTTTGGCAACTGTTGCACGTTTTAGTTGGTCGGCATTCTTACGTAGTTCAAATTCTTTGACAAGATAGGAAACTACTTTGTTGCTTTCATTTCGAATTTTTATAAATTCTGGTGTTGAAATGGAAAAATTTTCTTCCTTATATCTTTTCCAGATTACCTTGAAGTCGTTGACTTGTTTATAATCTAGATTTGGAATGTTTGTGTAAATGATATTTGAAATACTTGTATCAAACAACTGTTGTTCATTTTTCTTGAATGCTTCATCTGTGTGTGAACGAATTTGCTCATCAAGTTTTTTATCTAGTTCATCCTTACCATCTTGGTCGGATGCTTTTTGACCTTTTTCAGTTTCTTTATCCGAATCTTCTTCATCCTCATCTTCGCCACTATCACCGCTAGCTGACTGTTCTTCCTTTTGTTCTAACGGTTCACCATCATCATCGAATTCGACTTCTTCATAATCTTCTTCATCTTGTTCATCACTATGTTCAGCTTTTGCTTTGGCCTTTTTCTGTTCTTCCAATTCAATTTGTTTCTTCATATAATCGATGATTTTTTTGGAAACCTCGATAACATCATCATAGGTTTCGGTGGTTTCTACTTCATTGAGTAAAACCACTTCTTCATCATTGAATTGAATACGTAGAGCTGCGCCACCTTTGCAATGCAGGTTAATACGATCCAAAAAATTCATCTTATTGATATCGGTTCCTTTGACACCAAAGAAATCTTTTTCCATAAGCTCTTTGTATGCTTTGGCAAAAGAATTTTTTAGACCAGGATATTTGTATTTGATTTTACGTTCAATGCGGGAATCTTCAACCACATTTGCAACATCTTTATTGATTTTTAATTCTTTAACCTTTATCATTCCTTCAATCGGAGTGTATAGAGCATGGCCAACTTCATGTCCTGTAAATAGGTCATAAAGAGAACTGGAGATATTTTTATCCAAAATTGGCAAAGTTAAAATCCTATTTTTAACATCAAATGATGCTGTTTGAACTGGACGTTGTTCAACAACAAGATTTTCTGTCGCCATCAATTTGGCCAATAGAGATTTTGATTCAAGTAATTCCATTATTTTTTCTCAGTAATGATTAGAACGTTGCCTGTAGGTGTTTCTTCAACTTTCAAATTCAACACGGTGCCTTCTTTCCAACCGGTTTCAGCAATTAATTCGTCAGGAAATTGTAAGATTGCATCACCTGTGCCATCATTCGCTTCAAGAATGTCAGCAATATAGGTCTTACTCATAATATTCCTTCATTTTTTTATACCAATCTTGGTCAGCCTCAAATTGTGTCATCACGGCCCACTTTTTTGTGACTTCCCAAAGTGCTTCCCAAGCATTTTCCATATTTTCTTGTGGTTTTTCGTCCACTACATCAGCATTTTGCGACATTTTAATCTCCTAGAGCAGTGATTTGCGACAAAATCACTTTTTTCTCATCTTTACGATTGTATTTTACGACATTTTTATGTGCCTGAACAGGTTTGATTGGTGTTCGACACACAGGACGTTGTAATTTTACAACAAAACTCATTTTCTTGTTCATTTTAGCGCCTCATTTTTGAAATTTCTACAGCTTCCTCGCTGTTAAACACAGGAACAGCGTTTGATTTGTGCATAGTTGCGATTCCCATCACTTTTGTGCCAGTATAAACCTTAGGTGCAGCTTTTGTGGCTTGACCAATGCCTGTATCCAATGACGGATAACGCACGGTTTCACGGCCAGCAGGCACAGACAGTTTGTATACTAATTGATTAGTAGTTTTTTGTGGGACTTTAATAGGTTTTGTTGGCTGATGTGATTTCAGCCAAGCTTCATATTGTTCACGTGCAGCCTTAGGTCCACGTTTTTTCTTGGACTTAGGTGTTCGAACATAAATCATCATAACAAAATCTCCTATGCAATGTGTATATTATACAACATACACAAAGGAGTGTCAATAGGTGTGTTGTTATTTTACAACACAAATATTAATCAAAATGTCTAGCTTTTCTTCTAGTTGGTTTTTGGTAATCTTCATAACCTCGGAAATAATCATCATCTTCAAAGTATGATTTTTTGCGAGGTGCTTTTTGTTGATTCCTTTTCTTTTTTCTAGTTTCGAAAGTATATTCATCTTCGTAATCGTAATCACGAAACTTTCCAGAAAATTTAGACACTTTAATTAAACTCCTTGTTGGATAATATCAAAAGTTGTGAAGGTTACACCACGAATTCTGGATTCTGGCATATTGTGCATGTCCATTTCGGACACAAATGTGATGATTGATGCTGGGTAGCACATTTTGACTAATTTCAAAAGGTTGCATGATGTTCCATCGAGGTCATTAAATGCGAAAGTTTCATCCACGAACGGGAAACTGCTAATGACTTCTTTTCGTTGTTCATAATTATTGTTAAAACTGCCATAACGTAAATGCATAAAAGCGTCTGAATGAATTCCTACGATGAGTAAATCACATTTCGATTTACACGTTTTTAATAATTTAAAATCATTATATGTTAAAGGATCAAATTCACCAGATACGACAATTATACTTTCTTTTTTTGTCATGGCAACATATTTGGAAATGCCTCTTTTACAAATTTGTAATCTAGTCCCTTTACACCTAAATCTTTTTGGAAAATACCTAAAATGATTTCTGCTTCTCTAGGTTCTAGTGATTCTAACAATTGAACTAATAATTCCTTTCGGCGTTGTTCTGTTAATTTCTCCGCTGTTGGATTACCAACCTGAAACATATAAAGTTTACGAAGCTGCCTGTTTAACGTATCGTGTGTAATTCCAGGTAATACGTCCGTAGGAACTTTATAATCTTCAGGTAAATGTTTTACTTTCCACTCAAAGTTTGGATGAAATGTCAATTTTAATACATCAACGAGTAATTGTGAAAGATTCCTCCCAATTACATCCATTCTTTCTTTTTTATTTTTCGACATTTCAAATTCATCGAAAACTTCATACAAAGGTCTCATTAAAATTCCTCAATAACTTCCATTAGGTTTTTAAGTTTGTGTTCAATCAAATAATTTAAGATTTTACCTTTTGGTGCAGGTTTAGTTTCTTCATAAGTATTTATGATTTTGTCCTTTATATCACCTGGTATATTTCTTAGGTCAATGAGTGTCTGGTTACGAGAAAAACCGATACGTGCGTTTTCATCGTCATAATCACCATATTCTTGTGACATGAATTTGGTAAGTTTTGTTTCTGTCATAACCTTTTGACGAATTTCACGCACAAAGGTGTCACTAGGTGAGAGAATGTTTGGAATACCATCACCCTTATCACCTTGAATGATTTTTTGTTTTAGTTCTTGCAATGGATTGCTAGACACCACAAATTTCTTTTGGGCAGGATTATACTGTTTGATGGTATACTCACTACGACCATTATACATTTGCAATTGCAAGAAATCTCCATCACTGGAAATAATCAACACATTTTCGTGCATGACATGGCGTGGTGCCAGTGTGCCGATAATATCATCAGCCTCAGCACCCTCAACATCAATAACTTTGTATGGGAAACTTTCACGCAATTCTTGTTTGAATTTGGAAAGCATATCAAAAATTAGATGCCAGTCCAAATCAGACTTCTCACGTGCTTTTTTGCGGTGCGCCTTGTAGAAAGGAAAGAACTCCTTGCGCCAATATTTGCGGTTGTCAGCACACAACACCACTTCACCATATTCTTCACGGAAGTTCTTCAGGTGTGTCCTGATAATATTGAGAATCATGTGCCTAATGAGGCCTTCTTCAAGTTTGATTCCTTTTTGACTGGCAATTTGAGCCATCAGTCCGGACAACAATACTTGGTTTAAATCAACGAGAATCATAATAAACTTTCAGTTTCTAATGCTTATATTTTACATCAATTCTTTGAATTTGGCAATAGCATCTTCTAGGAAAATATTTGAAGTGGTTGTCTTTTTTGCAACAACACCATAAAAACCACATGGTATCAAGGTTGATATGTATTCTCTAGGATCCGAGAAAATGGCATCAAACGTGTCCAGGTTTTCAACAGCACCGGTTTCTTCGTTGCATTTAAACAACAAAATGTGCCACCAAGGACCGATTGCATTACCTTCTAACACTTCACCTGGATTTTTATATTTGTTGGCAACAATTCGTATTTCATCTTCATCATCTTGCGGTAAGAAAAACAAAGCATCAAAACCTTCAATATCTTCTAGGTATCCTAACATTACAGTCCTTTAATGTGTGAGTCTCTTACCCTCACCATAATCCATGTGTTATAATAATCATCACTCTCTAATACTCGCCTTGTGAATTGTTCTCTGGCTTCAAGATATCCTGCGGTGCCTTTGGACAAACACAAGTGTAGTATTTCTCTAGTGAAGTTTTCTCGTCCATGCATTATAACATCTTTTTTCAATTCCTCATTGCTACCATAGTAAGTTTGCCAGTCCGAGGAAACCTTGAACTTCTTTTTCTTACCTTTTACCTGTTTTGTCTTTGAGGAATAAAAAAACTTTTTACCAATGTATTTCTTATTGTTTACATTGTTTGTTATGAGATACACAAAACCATAATTATCACCAATCAAATCTTCTGTAAAAATTTTATTGTTATAAATCCAATTTAATTGTTCCATTCATCATCTTCATTGAGTTCATCATCCTCTATATATTCTTCTTCGGATAATGTATCAATGGGTTCACCACAAAACGGGCAAAACTCTGGCAATTCATCTGATACTAGTTGTTCCATAAAAATCACATCATAACTAGATTCACAATTGCTGCACTCGGCTGTTATAGTTCTTGTTGTCATATTTTTTTCTTAATGAGCCCACACATCACCCCAATCTCCAGATAATGCACCTTTTGCGTAATCAGTTGCACGATTCTCAAAGAAGTTGGTGTGTGTTGGAGCATTAATCATCTCCTCTACCCACGGAAGTGGATTACGTTTAACTTTAAAAATACCCTTCATACCAAGACCAATCAATCGGCGGTCGGCAATGTAACGAATGTATTTCTTAACTTCTTCCTTTGTTAAGCCTTCCATATCAGTTACACCAAATGCTAAGTCGATAAACCTATCTTCTAGTTCAACCATTCTCTCTGCAATCGTGTAGATGCTTGATTTTAATTCATCGTTCCAGATTTCAGGGTTCTCG